CCCACATATTAGAAATGATCAATAAGGCCGGGTACACTGTACATCGGCATTGGTCGAGCCATCGTAATATCAAAAAACGAATCGAACAAGAATTGTTGTCCGTTAGCTGATTCACCTACGGCAACTACACGCGCAACTGGCGGTGTATCTTGTATAAACGTACTATTTAACGTTGGTAACGAAGTAAACTTCTGAGCTAAATGCCAAGCATCCAACGTACCAGTAGTAGTACTTCTAAATAAACCAGTAATCTGCGATGGCTTGTAACGATATTCAGCCCATCTCTCTTGATAACCGAACACATCATTATCTGCACTATTTCCACGTGCATAAATCTCTTTATTCAACACTGCTTGCTCACCTAACGTTGCGAACGCAGGGAAATAAAAATCATAACGTGTACTTCTAGACCACATACGTGGTAAACCTTGCTGATATGTCAAATCAGCTCTTACTGACACTAATCCAATAATCACACCATGTTCTACAAAGCTTTGCGTAAATCCATGACCACTTGCGAGTGACGTGCCCATAGCCGCAAGATTACCCAGAACTGTAGAACCTCCAGAAATATTGGTCGCACTCGTTTGGGCAATAGGATTGATATTAACAACAGTGGAACCGCCACCAAGATATTCAGGACGCTGCAAACGAGCGTCTGGACTAATAACTCCAAAATGAGCGCGAATAATCTCAGTATAACGTGTGCCTCCACGAGCATCCCTTTCCAATAATTTCTGAATTTGAAACGATTGACGTAATTGATTAACTGTCGCTGCTGTTGCAGCTGACAAATCTGCATATAAACCTGAAACACCAGATGTAACAACACCAACATCCTTATTAACTAATTGCGTACCAGATCTGTTATCACCACCTAAAGTTTGGTTATAAGCACCAGTCCATCCTTGTAAGGATGATCCGTCTGACGCCATACCAAAATTGGTTGTTCCATTGGTTAAACCTAAAGTCTTGCCTGTACCATAAACAGGCGCTGACGTGCCTAATGGCAACGTAACTGCAGTACCCTTCTGTGGCCACGGTAATGCACTTGTAAAATAATCATGCCGTTTACCACGGCGTAACAAGGCATAATCAGTATATGTATCTGGACCATCACCTTTGTGAACGGTCACAGAATTCTGCATATTCTGATCTCTAAACCACTCGTTATAAATTAAATTATAAGCACGTGGCCAAAACGCACATACACTAACTGTATTACCACTTCCTACTTGACCTACAGTGGGTAAACCCATGTAGTCATACAAACCTCCCGTTGGGAACCCGTTAGCAGGGCTAACAATCTGGGGAACAGTATAAGAAATCGAATCACCCGGATCCTCCTGTTCACCCATAAACTTTTGCCAATTGTTCCATACCAATCGATTAGGAACAAAGAAAAAGAAACTATCCAAATGCATGTTATCCATGATTGGATACAAAGGCGTTGCTAAACGCGCAAACGCCGTCATCTTAAGATTAAACGTATCGCCCGGTAGTACTTCGTCAACATATACAGGTATCAAATATCCTGCATCAAAAGTAGTCTTGTGAGTCTTTTGTGCTTTGAACTTACTGCGGGGTATATCCGCTTTAGGAATCATTGCAAACTGATGCACATCTACCGAACGATTACGAAACATACAATCTCCTTAAGAATTACTTAATTTTTACATCTTTACCACGGACAATAACACTAGGGTTATCCCGTATGTCATATCTACCAGTACTATCGTCAAACACCCCTAATTCATATAAATCAAAATCATCTGGGTGTTGAAACAACTGGTTATCCTTATCTTCACGGTTAACCTCGTCCGTAAAAGATCGAATTGCAATCCCTATTGATTGCATATACATTGGACGGCCAAACGCTTCCGCTGCCGAATCTCTAACACTAACAATAACTGAAATCATACTAAGCTCCTAAATTAACTCACGTTTTAACATTTTCACACGGGCTTTAGTAATAGTCTCTTTAACTAATAACCTTTCGTCCGTATTATCTTCAAAATTCGCTTTAGCAGTATCTATACGCTTTTGCTGAACTTCTTCCCATTCATATGGCGACTCTTTTGAATACTTCAAGTCGTAATATTTAGGTGGACGAACCTTTCGGCCGTTTATTATCACATAGTCATGTGGATAAACGTCCGATTTATATTTTTTAAACCATTCATAACCAATACCGGGTTTTAATGACATTTTATTGAACTCCGGTAACTTCTCTAAAACTTCACCAGTACTTAAATCAGTAAATTTATAATGTTGATCATGCTTTCCTTGCCCTGTTACCTTCTTCATAATATACCTAGCAACATAAGCAGCTGATTCAAAATTTACATCTCCGATAGACGAAAAACCATACTTCCATAACTTTTCCAACTCTTCGGATCGATAAAGCTTACTTCCACTTCCTGTTTGTTTCCAGTACTTGCGATCTGAAAAATCAAATCCGAATATACAGGCATGGAAATGAGGTCTATCAAACTTCTCACCATACTCTCCGCACATATAAAATCTAATTTTAGAGCCAAATTTCTTCCTTAACTTTTTCATAAAAAGTTGAAAATCACGATAATGCAACGACCGATCATTTGGTAAATGCTCGTCACTATACGTTAACGTGATAAAACAATTGTTTTCATGCAGCTTCGCTTCATGTAAACATCGCATAGCCCATTGACGGCTACGCTCTAAACGACACCCAACACATTGACCGCAAGGCAGCGATAAACTTCGACTAATGTCAAAGTACCGCCTTTCGCTAAAAACAACCTGTCCATCTACAGTCTGGTATGCCGCTATCGGGTGATAGCATGGCAATTACAGCCTCCAACCGCCGCGCATTGGGTTTAAACGCATATTAGGGGCTTTAGTACGACGCACATTATGCTTAAAATGCTTTGCCGACATCTTCTTATTTACAGGTTTTCTACGTAGCATAACTTCTCCTTGTGGTATTTGGTGTCACCTAGCACAGTTACATCAAGTAAGTCACTGTGCTTCGGTGGGCTTCGCCTCACCGACCGGTGTTTCTGCTTCCGCAGAAATGGGATTAGCAACCAAGCCAAGCTTGACTGCTTCTTCACGATTTTCTTCATTTGAAAGAAAATCAATTAATAATGCGGGGTCGTTATTAAACCGACTCCGCAACTGGGCTGGCAGCTCCATAAACTCGTCTTGGGCTGCCAATACGGCATTAACTGCCGAATGATAGTCCAAAACCCCTGTAAAATCCCCATATTGGGGACTTATTGGCTGTCCTGGCAACTCGCCAGTTAAGCCAAAATTTCTAACAATAGTATTAATATCACACTCATCTCTAAAGTTCTGTTGAGCCAAACTCGGGTCTGAACAAACCAGACCAGTCTCATCAGATACTTTGTCTACATCATAGTTATAAGGCGTACGCAAAAAAGGAACTTTTTTGTCTTTCATCTACGTGCAGGCATTGGCTGCCTTCCTGTATTAGGTCTAAACATATTACTTGTACGACGTACAATATTTCCAAATGCACCTGCTGCGCTACTTGCAATTGAAGATTGCTCTTTGGCCTGTACTGCATTAGGCCATTCTGTAAAGTACTTACCTTTACTTTTAGCTTCAGGAACATCACCTAACGTTCTAATCATAATGTCCAATCTTTTGGACATTTCTTCCGCATTAGTAGCGGTCGTTCTAGCTCTTGCTAATAACTCTTCCTGAGCCATATTCTTTAACTTTTGCGAAACATTTGGCGCTTCCAAAATAGCCAAAATAGTTTGTGCATTAATTAACTTACGCTGTTCATCATTAACGCCTGTACGGCTTATAGACTCAACAGTTTCAGCCTCTTTTTTATCTAAATCTGCACGTACATTAGCACCTATTTGAAACGCTGACGATATACCACTACCATAATCTTGAATCTGGGCTTGTTGACCAACTGCACTTGCTCCTGACGGCGTACCGGCACCACCTTGAGTATAGGCTAGCATGGGATTAAGACCCGCAGCCATTAAATCCTTTACCGATGTTTGATACTGCGTCTCTCTCATCCGCTCCTGAAAATCCATTTGATTCTTAGTCTGCTCCGCACTAAACCGGTTGGCCTCCGCCGCTTGATCAGCTCGGGCCCGGTTTGTCATTGCGGTACCAATCAAATTAGTGGCCGCTGAGGCTATTCCTTCCCACATATTAGAAATGATCAATAAGGCCGGGTACACTGTACATCGGCATTGGTCGAGCCATCGTAATATCAAAGAACGAATCGAACAAGAATTGTTGTCCGTTAGCTGATTCACCTACGGCAACTACACGCGCAACTGGCGGTGTATCTTGTATAAACGTACTATTTAACGTTGGTAACGAAGTAAACTTCTGAGCTAAATGCCAAGCATCCAACGTACCAATAGTAGTACTTCTAAATAAACCAGTAATCTGC